CTCCGCGCGGGAGAAGGAGCGCGACCAGCTGATGGCGCGCAGCCTGGAAGCGTGGAAGACCAAGGCAAAGGAGCGAATCAAGCATGGCGCTGAAAGCACTGCTGCTGAAAAAGCAGATTGACAACAAGAAGAAGGCTCTGGACGAGCTTCGCAAGAAGGACGCCGAGTTCGCCACCCGCGAGACCGAGCTGACCCAGGCCATCGAGGAAGTCGAGACCGAGGAGCAGCGCTCCGCGGTGGACGAGATGGTGAGCGCGTTCGAGACCGAGAAGGCCGACCACGACAAGACCGTGGGCGACCTGGAGCGCGAGATCGAGGGCCTTGAGAACGACCTGAAGGCCGAGGAGGCCGCCCAGGCGACCGAGCCGCCTAAGCAGACCGAAAAGAGAAAGGATGAAAAGAGCATGAACACTGTTGAGAAGCACACCGCCACCCGTGCGCGCGTGTATGGCGACATGACCGTCGCTGAGCAGCGCACCCTGATCGAGCGTGAGGACGTTAAGTCCTTCCTGGACGGCATCAAGAGCATCATCCGCGGCGCGCAGGACGCCAAGCAGACCCGCGCTATCAACAACGTCGGTCTGCTGATCCCCGAGGTCATGCTGGGCCTTCTGCGTGAGAACGTGCTGCGCTACTCCAAGCTGTACCGGCACGTGACCGTGAGCCGCGTCAACGGCGAGGGCCGCATCCTGATCTCCGGCGGCATCCCCGAGGCGGTCTGGACTGAGTGCTGCGCCCGTCTGAACGAGCTGAGCATGACGTTCTACCAGGACGCCTTCGGCTGCTGGAAGCTGGGCGGCTACTTCACCGTCTGCAACGCCAACCTGGAGGACAGCGACATCGACCTGATGGCCGAGATTCTGCTGACCCTCGGACAGTCCCTGGGCTACACCGACGACAAGACCATCCTGTACGGTACCGGCACCAACATGCCCCTGGGCATCATCCCGCGTCTGGCCCAGACCAGCCAGCCCGCCGGTTACAGCCCGACGGCGCGTCCGTGGGTGGACCTCCACGAGAGCAACATCCGCACCATCGCCAACACCTACACCGGCCTGGCGCTGTTCCAGCAGCTGGCCCTGGCGGCTGGCTACTCCAAGGGCGCGTATGCCCGCGGCGAGCGCGTGTGGGTGATGAACGAGACCACCTACGGCAAGATCATTGCCGCCGCCATGAGCATCGACGCCTCCGGCGCGATCGTCTCCGGGGTGAACGGCACCATGCCGGTGCTGGGTGGTATCATCGAGGTGCTGCCGACCTCCATCATGCCCGACGACAACATCCTGACCGGCTACTTCGACCTGTATCACATGATCGAGCGCGCCGGTGAGAAGTTCGCGTCCAGCGAGCACTTCCTGTTCCTGTCCGACCAGACCGTGTTCAAGGGCACGACCCGCTGGGACGGCAAGCCCGTGATCGCCGAGGCGTTCGTGCTGATCGGCATCGACGGCACCGCCCCGACCACCAGCGCGACCTTCGTGAGCGACACCGCGAACCAGCCGGAGAGCATCTGGCTGCCTGCCACCGCGACCGTTGCCGCCGGTTCTGACATCACCCTGGTTCCCGTGATCAACCCCTACGGCGTTGAGACCACGCTTACCTGGGCTTCCGGCACGACCGCCAAGGCGACGGTTGACAACACCGGCAAGGTGACCGGTGTGGCCGCTGGCACCAGCGTGATCACCGTGACCACCGCGAACGGCCTGTCCGCTCAGTGCACGGTGACCGTGACCAGCGCCTGACCTGAGCGGGAGGTGAGCAGATGGAAACCATGCTGACGATGCTGAAGACCGACCTGGGCATTCGCACATCGACGGCCTACGACGCGCGGCTGACCCAGCTGCTCACCGCGGCTGACACGGCCATACGAAAGGAGGGGGCGTCCACGCTGGACGCCTCCGACCCGCTGGATCAGCAGCTGATCGTGATGTACGCCGCATGGCTGTGGCGCAGGCGCGACAACATGGAGGGTATGCCCCGTATGCTGCGCTGGACGTTGAACAACCGGATTTTCAGTGAGAAAGCGGGTGCGACCGATGGTTGACACCGAGATCACGCTGATCCGGCCCACCGAGCGATACCAGGACGCAGAGGGCGTCTGGCGAGACACCGGGGAAGAGGCGCGCACCATACTGGCCCGGATGGACGACGTTTCCCGGAGCGAGTTTTTCGCCGCAGGGCAGTACGGCATGCGGCCGGAGTTCCGCTTCATCGTGAACCCGGTGGAGTACCAGGGCGAGCAGGTTTGCGCGTGGAACGGCCGGCGGTATGCCGTCTACCGGACGTATCACGTGCCGGGCACTGACGATTTGGAGCTGTACGTCCAGCGAGAGGCGGGTGTGACCGGTGGCGCGTAAAACGGCCATTGACAAGCTGAACGAGGCCATCGCCGGGATGCTCACCGAGTACGGCGAGGACGTGACAAAAAACGTCGACGAGATCGCCGAGAAGATCGGCAAGGAAGGCGTGAAGGCGCTGCGGCGGAAGAGCCGCGAGACCTTCCCGGTACGAAAGGGCCGGAAAACCACCGGCAACTATGCCAAGGGCTGGAAGATGAAGGTGGAGAAGGAACGGCTGAAGACAACAGTCATTCTCTACAACGACCACCCGGCGCTGCCCCACCTGCTGGAGTACAGCCACACCACGAAGAATCAGACCGGAAAAACCTATGCGCCAACGCCTGGCCATCCGCATATCGCGCCGGTGGAAAAGGAGCTGGTGGAGACATTCAAGCGGGAGGTGCTTGACAAGCTATGACCCGGGCACAGATCGCGGCCATGATCGCGGGCATCGGCATGCCGAACGCCGTCGGCCACTTTGAGGACGACGACGGCGACCGGCCCCAGGGGCCGCCCTATATCTATTTCAGCTACGAGGCCCGCTCGGACTTCCACGCGGACGGTGTCAACTACGCCAAGATCGCGGTGTTGACCATTGAGCTGGTCACCGCCGCGCCGGACTTCGGGGCGCAGTGCGACATCGAGGACGCGCTGACGGCGGCGGAGCTGACCTTTGAGAAGCCGGACCAGGAATACCTGGACACCGAGCGGATATACCTGACGACCTACAACACGGAGGTGCTACTGACCGATGCCTAACAAGGTACGTTACGGACTGAAAAATGTCCACTATGCGACGGTGACGTTCGCCAGCGACGGCACGCCGACCTTCGGCACGCCTGTGGCGATTCCCGGCGCGGTGAGTGTGAATCTCAGCAAGCAGGGCGACACGTACACGTTCTACGCCGATGATGGTTCCTACTTCGAGCTGGGCGACAACGCCAGCTATGAGGGCGACCTGGTGATCGCGCTGATTCCCCAGAGCTTCCGCACGGCGGCGCTGGGCGAGGCGCTGGACGGCAAGGGCGTGTTATTCGAGGAGAGCAACCCGACACGGGGCCACTTCGCGCTCCTTTTTGAGTTCACGGGCGATGCGAACGCCGTGCGGCACGTGCTCTATAACTGCACCGCAGCGGAAAACACGCTGGAGGGGCAGACCAAGGGCGAGAACATCGAGGTGCAGCCGGAGACGCTGACCATCACCGCTAAGGCGCTGCCGAACGGCGGCCCGGTGAAGGCGAAGACCGGCGACACCACGGACGCGACCGTCTATGCCGGGTGGTATGAGACGGTGCACCAGTTCGTGACGCCGACCTAAGAGAGACGACAAGAGGGGAAGGCCGGGGGCTTTCCCCTGTTTTTGAATAGGAGGGGCACATGGCAATCACAAAAAGCATCGAGATCGACGGGCGGCAGGTGCCGTTTAAGGCGAGCGCAGCGGTGCCGAGGATATATCGCCTGCGTTTCGGACGGGACATCTTTTCCGACATCGACAAGCTGGTCGAAGCCACCAAGGGTGGCGACGCAGAGGAATCGACACTGGATGTGGAGACGCTGACCATCTTTGAGGACGTGGCCTATACCATGGCGAAGTACGCTGACCCGAGCGCCCCGGAGACGCCGGAGGAATGGCTGGACACGTTCGACATGTTTTCGATTTACTTCATACTGCCGCAGATCATCGATCTGTGGCGGCTGAATACGAAGGTCATGGTCGAAAGCAAAAAAAAAGCCGAGAAACCACCCGACCGATGACCACGCCGTTGTTTCTGCTGCGCTGCCTGCAGATCGGCATGAGCCTGGGCGACCTCGACCTGGTCACCGAGGGGATGGTGATCGATATGGCTAACGAGCGGGCGAACGACGATGCCGAGTGGGACGAGCTGCCCACTCAGGAAGATTTTGACAATTTCTGACGGGGAGGCTGAACGATGGCGCGGAAGCAGATACAGGGCATCACCATCGAGATCGGCGGCGATACCACAAAACTAACGGAAGCGCTGAAGGGCGTCGAGGGCAGGCTCAAGGCGACCCAGGCTGCCCTGAAGGATACCAACCGGCTGCTGAAGCTGGATCCCGGCAACGTGGAGCTGCTGAGCCAGAAGCAGCGGCAGCTGACGGACGCGATCAGCGGCACCGAGGAGAAGCTGAAGGCCCTGAAGGACGCTGCCGCCCAGGCCGAACAGCAGCTGGCCAATGGGGAGATCACCCAGGCGCAGTATGATGCGCTCCAGCGGGAGATCGTGGCAACGGAGCAGGATCTGAAGAGCCTGACCGACCAGATGAAGGAGTTCGGCAGCGTGTCGGCCCAGCAGATCTCCGCGGCGGGCCAGAAGGTAAAGGACGTCGGCGACAAGATGACCAAGGCCGGAACCGCCCTGACGAAGTACGTCACCGGGCCCATCGTGGCGGTAGGGGCCGCCTCCGTGGCGGCCTTTAACGAGGTGGACGAGGGCCTGGACATCATCGTCAAGAAGACCGGGGCCAGCGGAAAGGCGCTGGAGGACATGGAGGACGCGGCCAAGAACCTGGCGACCTCCATTCCCACCGATTTCAAGACCGCCGGAGAGGCTGTGGGCGAGGTGAACACCCGCTTCGGGCTGACCGGCAAAGCGCTGGAGGATCTGTCCGGGAAGTTCATCAAGTTCGCGGAGCTGAACGACACGTCCGTCTCCGCGTCCATCGACAGCGTGCAGGCGGCCATGGCGGCCTTCGGCGTGAGCTCCGATCAGGCGGCGGACGTGCTGGACATTCTCAACAAGGCCGGGCAGGACACCGGCACGAGCCTGGACAAGCTGGCCGGGGACCTGACCGCCAACGCCACGGCGCTTCGGGAGATGGGATTTGACATCAACTCGGCGACGGGGTTCCTGGCGAATCTGAACAAGAACGGCGTGGACGCCAGCAGCGTCATGACGGGCCTGAAGAAGGCGCTGCAGAACGCCACCAAGGACGGCAAGAGCATGGACCGGGCCCTGTCTGAGCTGACTGGCAAGATCAGGGGCGCGAAGAGCGAGACCCAGGCCATGCAGACCGCCACCGAGCTGTTCGGCGCGAAAGCTGCCCCGGCGATGGTGAAGGCCATCCGGGAGGGGCGGCTGTCATTCGACGAGCTGGCCAACAGCATCAAGGACTACGGCAACAGCGTGGACCAGACCTTCGAGCAGACCCTTGACCCCATCGACCAGTTCAAAACGGCCCTGAACGAGCTGAAGATCGTCGGCATGGAGCTGGTGCAGGCCGCCGCGCCGCTGATCAAGGCGGTGGCCGAGGGGCTGACCAACGCCATCAAGGCGCTGCGGAGCGCATGGGAGGGCCTGTCGCCCCAGATGCAGGAGACGATCATCAAACTGGCGGGAATCGCAGCCGCCATCGGCCCGGTGCTGGCCATCGGCGGCAAGCTGGTGAGCGGCATCGGCGGATTGATGGGGCTGGCGCCGAAGCTGGTGAGCGGCTTCCAGGCGGTGCAGGGCGCGCTTTCCGCCGTTTGGGGCGTGATGGCGGCGCACCCGATTGCGCTGCTGATCGCGGCCATCGGCGCGCTGGTGGCTGCGTTCATCTACTGCTGGAACAACGTCCAGGGCTTCAAGGAGTTCTTCCTGAACGCCTGGGACGCCATCGTGCAGGGCGTGAAAACCGCCGCTGACTGGATCAAAAATGCCATTGACGATATCGGCCAGTGGTTCAGCAATTTGGGGCAGAGCGCCCTGAACTGGGGCCGCGACCTGGTGAACAACTTCATCAACGGCATTAAGGATATGTGGGAAAACGCGAAGCGCACGGTGAGCGACTTCGCGGGGATGATTAAGGACTTCCTGGGCTTTTCCGAGCCGAAGAAGGGGCCGCTCTCCAACTTCCACACCTACGCGCCGGACATGGTGAAGCTGTTCGCACAGGGGTTGAAGGACAACCAGCAGCTGGTGGCCAACCAGCTGGCGCAGACGTTTGCGCTGCCGGAGCCGGGCGCGGGGTCCGCCGGCGCGGGCGCCCAGGCGGGCGGCGGGGCGACCACCGTCACCACGCCGCTGGAGGGGGCCCAGGGGGCCACCTTCGCCCCGGTGCTGGTGTTGGACGGACAGGTCATCGGGCGGGTGCTGCTGCCCTCCCTGAGGGCCGAGGAAATGCGGCTGGGCGTCCAGCTG